GTTTATATTGGGAACAAGACCGAATATGCTAAATATGCTCTTGCGTCTCCTAAAAGTAATTTAATTCCTTATATCGGGCAGTTAGGCTCCGTTGCTAAAGAAGTATTTAGAACACAAAAAGGTGCAGGGCTTAGAATTGCAGAAAGCTCCTCCTCTCGTATTAGATACAAAGCATTATGACTCTTACTACAACCAGAGCAGCGTTTGAAAAAGCAATTACTGATGCTGTTACAGATAGCAATCCTACGATAAAAATAATTTATGACAACATTCCTTATACTTTGCCAGGTAAAACTAAAAAATATCTAGCAATAAAAATTAGTTTTGGTCAATCAACAGTACAGGCTCAAGGAGCTGCTTCTTCGTTTTATACAGGAACGGTTCAATGTAATATTTATGTCCCTAAAAACAAAGGCACATCTGAAGTTTCAACAGTTGGAGAGACAGTAATAACTGGTTTAACCTCTGTTAATAAATCAGATTATGTTGATACTTATAGTTGTAATCCTAAAGTTTCAGAGATTTCTGGCCCTTTAATGGTTGAAACAGAACAAGAATCTCATTATTTAGGAATAATTTCTTGTCAATTTTCTGCCAACGCTTAAATAATATTGTATTATATATATGAAACTAAGAAACTCTATGACAGACAGAGCAGTTGACCTCCTACGCAACAAATTTGGAGTCAGTCAGCTATATACCTATGATGTTAAACAGGAAGGTGAAGTTGTTCTCTCTATCTTCTGGCATCCTTTAACGATTGCAGAAAGGGAATCAATTCAAAAGAAATCAGGTTCAGAGGACGCTAATGAATTTGCATTAGGTCTGATGATAGAAAAAGCTTTAGATAAAAACGGTAAAAGGTTATTTGCTGATGGAGACAAGGCTGTTTTAAGAAGAGAAATTGAAGCTTCTATTCTTCAGGAGATACAATTAGAAATGCTTGGATCAGGAGAAAAGGTAAAAGTGGAGGACGCTAAAGCGGAATTGAAAAGCTAGAGGCGATTGGTATTTTCTTTTCGCCTTAGCTAAAGAGCTTGGAATGACAGTTAATAGGTTATGTAATGAACTAAGTGCAGAGGAAATGACAGGATGGGCTGCTTTTTTTGAGTTAAAGAACGAAAGAGATGAAAAACAAATGGAAGAAGCGAAATCAGGTAGCAGCAGAGTTATGAGATAGGATTAGAATAATGAAATAAAAAGTTCTGGTACGTTGTGGCGATCCAAGACATTACCTTAGTTGTAAAGACGAAGGTAGATCAATTAAATAAGTTAGAGAAGTCTATTGATACTGTTGAGAAGAAGATTGGCAAGGTATCGAAGAAAGTTATTGTTTTAGATACATCGAAGGCTGTAAGAAATGTAGAAAAACTCAATGATTCTTTAGAAAAAGCAAGCAGATTCGTTAAGCGTTTTAGTCAAGAAGCGAAAGGTTTTACAGGAGTAAGGGCTATAAGCAATGAGTTGGGGATGATGAACCAACAACTTGCTCAAGCAAGGAAAGCTTTCAATGATACAAGTGCCGCAATGAAGGCATATAAAGAGGCAACTGGAAAATTAGACCAAGCAGATAAGAATCGAATAAGGACAACTCAGCAACAAAATGCTGCGTTATCAATTTTAGCTATTACATATAAAAAGTTAAGGATAGAGAATGATGCGTATGTAGCTGCTCAAGCTAGAGCTTTCCAGAAGCAAGGCGGAGGAGAAGATTCTATAACTGGTGGAGATACATTTGGAAGCATAAAGAAAAGGGTTGATGCCTTCAAGCAATGGCCTGAAACTTTAGATTCTTCGGCAAGAGCGTTACAAGAAGTCAATTTCTTGCTAAATCTTGCAGTCAAAGATAGTAAAGCTTTCAACCTTTTAGCTAAGACAAAGATTGAGCTAGAGCTAAAAGAGAAAGGAATTTTAGATGCTATTACTGGGGAAAAAGAGCAACAAACACAGGAAGAAAAGAAACAAGTCACTTGGATCGAAAAACATATTAAAGAATTAGAGACTTTAAAGAGAAGTTATAGTGATTTAGGAAATATAGGTTCTCAACTTAAAAATATTTTTAGCACTTTAGGTTTAGGAACCAGGCTAGGGTCTACGGCTGCCTTGTTTGGTGGAGGAATGGTTGCCTCTGATCTTGGCAACATAATGGGGGGAATAGGTTTAGGTGGAACAGGAATTGCTAAATCTTTAAAAAGCGTAGGCCAAACGACATCTATCCTTGCCAGTGTTGATGCGATAGGAAAACTAGCTTTAGGCGCACAGGGATTAGCTGTTGCAGCAGATCAAGGAGCAAGAGCTATTTTTGAGATGGAACGGACGTTAGCTAAGTTCATTCCTAAAGCGTTTGAGTTTGCAACAACTCAAGGTCGAAGAGGTTGGGATAGGCATAGTGCTGCATTAGGACAGCATGGTGGGGCAGGAATTAGACCAGCAGATTTAGCTTCTGTGGTTCCTGGTTTCATGCGAATGTCGGCAGCAATGGCTCTGCCAAATGAAGCTAAAGATGATGCTTTGTTTACTCAAAGAAATTCTTTAAAAGTTGCACAAGATAGATTAAAGGCATTAAGTCGTATAGGGCTAGAGGCGGATAAATACGCAGATACAGCTTTATATATAAGAGAGATTGAAAGAAGTATTACAGATGAGATAAAAGAGAGAGAATTAACTTTGCAACGAGCGACAGATCTAACAAGAGGAAACTTGACTCCTCAACAGAGAGAAAGAGCATTGTTTAAAGCTGAAGGGGCTGCTGAAAGGTTTAAAAAAGGAAGACCAACAGGCTTTGCGGCGTGGTCTGCGGAAGTTAGTGCAGCAGAAAAAACTCTTAAATGGGAAAAGAAAAAAAGTGGCGAATTAATAAAACAATCTGAGTTAATAAGTAAAAACAACAAGTTAAGAGAAAAAGCAGAACGTCAAACTAAATCTTTATTTACGACAGAGAAGAAGAGAAATAGAGCGTTAAGAGCAAGGTTGAAACTTGCAGGTAAAAAAATGGGAATGAGTACAAATACAAAAGATTTAGAAAGCATGATGCTTGGAGCAGGTTTTCCTCTTTTATTTGGTGGAGGAGTTGGATCTGTTGGAGGTAGTATTGCAGGTTCAGGATTAGCAGCGATGTTTGGGGTTAGCGGATTTGGGCCTCAAATATTTGGTAGTGCAATAGGGCAGATGCTAGAAACTGCTGTTTTAAAAGCTTCAGAACTAGGAAAAGCACTTTCGACTTTAAATATGGATGGGCTTAAAGAGTCAGGTATTCGTTTTACTGCTGAATTAGAAAGACAAGTTGATTTACTTAGAGAGGCTGGTGAAATAGAAAAAGCTAGGGAAGTAATAAATGCCCAAGTACAGATGCAAATAGGTGCATCTGGTGGCTCGCTTAAAGATATAAATGGTGCAGTTAATCTTCTTAAGGCAGGTTGGGATGACCTTGTTGGTGCTGCTGGTGCGTTTTTAGGGATAGTCAGTGCGCCACTTCTTGTTGCTTTAGGTGCAATCCTAAAAGTTGTAGCGATGATATTCCAAGGATGGAATATAGCTCTTGGTTGGGCGAGGGAGTTAGTAGTAGCAGTCACAGACAAACTTGCTCCAGGGTTAGGTGAGAATGTAAAAATTATGATGGATCAATTTAATCCTGCATTACAAGAAGCAATATTAAAAGCACAACAGTTAGGACGGGAGATGAGGAGAAATGCAGCTTTATTGGTGGAAGAATTGTCAATTAGAGGGAAGATGCCAATAGGCAATACATTTGAAGATCAAAGAACAAGAGCGTGGGGGGAGCATTTTATTGCAACAAATAAATTCGATACTGAAACTGAAAAACAAAGGAAGGCGTTAAGGAAAGAGCATGGTTTGTTTTTTGATGAAGGGGCTTTTAATTTAAAAAGAGAAGCAGAAAAAGATCTTTTATATCAAAATCTTTTGGACAAATTGAAAAAGATAACCCAAGCAGAATTTAAAAGTTCAGAAGCATTAGAAAGAAACATTGAATTTCTTAAGGATCAAAACAAGATAACAGAGAAAATTAATGCAGCGAAGAAGATCGGAGACAAAGATCTTGTATTGAGATTACAGGCTGAAAAAGAAATAGGAGCAATAAAACAAAGATCATTGGAAGAGCAACTAAATGCGAAGAGTCCGAGGGAAAAAGAACTAGCGATAGAAAAGGAAGTCGTAGAGATCAAAAAAGTTCAGTTGAAACTAGATGGACAATTAATAGACAAATCAAAAGAATTATCGAGTGAACAACAAAAACTTAAAGCGGTGTATGCTTCAATCGCAACTTCTATTAGAGATGGATTAGTTGAGAGTATTAACGCCGCAATAGATGGAACGAAAACATTAGGAGAAGTTGCTTCAAATGTCTTTAGGAGAATAAGTAATGCGTTAATGACCTACGGTATTGATATGGCATTAATGGGCATGACTGGAGGAGCTGAAGGTTTCTTTGGTAAAGCTCTTGGTTATGGAAAGAGAGCAGCAGGAGGCCCAGTAAAAGGAGGATCACCTTATGTTGTTGGAGAGAAAGGCCCAGAATTATTTGTTCCAGGTTCTAGCGGTAATATCGTTCCAAATCATGCAATGGGAGGAACAAATGTGGTTGTTAATGTAGATGCCTCTGGTTCGTCAGTAGCAGGGGATGCAGGGCAAGCTGACCAACTTGGAAGTATGCTGGCAGCAGCAGTTCAAGCTGAAATTGCTAACCAGAAAAGACCTGGAGGGCTTCTAGCATAATGGCAACATTTCCAACAAGTCCTGCGCCTTCGTATGGAGCGAATCAAAGAAATACTCCTAAAACCCGTGTTGCAAGCATGGGAGATGGATATGAAATCAGAGTAAACGTAGGACTTAATCAGAATCCAAAAGAGTGGGCTTTACGCTGGCAAAATATTAGTGAAACCGATGCAGATACAATTTCTAATTTTTTAGATAACAGAGCTTTAGATGGAGCAAGCTTTACTTGGACACCTCCCGACACTACAACTTCTTATAAATGGGTGTGCGCTAGTTGGACAAAATCAATACCTTACCTAAACCGAGCTACTATAAGTGCAACATTTAGACAGGTCTTTGAAGCATGAGTACCATTGTCACTAGAGCTGGCAAAGGCTCACCATTAACTCATACAGAAGTTGATGCTAATTTCACAAATTTAAACACTGA